TTTGTTTCATAGTTGCCGTATATCCATCTACCTGTACCACACCATTTCCGTATGTGTAAAAAGCAATAGAGCCGTTGTAATAATAATCCCCTGCGGCAAATTGCGTTCTCTTAGATTTAACTTCATTTATTTTTTGGTCAAGTTCTGATCCAGTACAATATCTATCATCGTGCGTATGTCCTTTGTCAGATTTTCCAGATAAAGTGGAGTTTAGCTCATTATATTTTGTCTCCAATTCTGGCACCGTCGGTATTACTTTAAACATCTGATCTACCGCCACGATACTCAGCCCATCCAATTTTACCCGGTATAATGGATATTCCCGGAGTTTCCCGCCGGCGTAAATATCCTGCTTTGTGACTGCTGGATCTGCCCCCGTATCGCCAGCAACGCCCTTGATTACTTTTAATATATATGTGTCCAATCCTCCGGATCCGGTGGTAGAAAAACTCGCCACGATAAGGTCATGGCGTTTCTTTCCGGCACTGCCGTTCTCGATCGTGAGATCTTCGTAGTCTGCATAGGCATTTCTTCCGATGTGTCCGTCTACGTTTATTACGCCGTCCCCTACCCTGACTTTATTATTGCTTATTACAGTAGATTTTAACTTGCTCCCAATATTCAATACGCCATCCTGCCCTAAGATTCCCCGGTAGATCGCTGCATCGTCTTCCGATAAGATATGAGGCGGTTCTTCTGCTGGCGTGTTTTTTGTGATCGCTTTAAATCCCATTTAATCATCTCCTTGTACTTTGTAATCTACAGTGATTGTTCCATCTCTTAAATTTAATATTTTACGGACTACAGGCTTTTTAAAGTAAATCCCAGTGATCCGTTCTCTGGCTCCTACAATGTCTCCGATTTCTACGTCAACATCGTCTACGGCCATCTCGATTTTTTTATAATTCTGAAGCTCCTTCAGTTTTTCCCGACCGTCTTCCTCCAGTTTTATTGGATCGCTTTCGGAACTCAGCTCATAGGTGGCGGTGCGTTCCTGTAAGCCAGTATAAAATCGACTTTTTCCGATGCTCCCATCCTCCTGGACGTATAGGTGGAGCACCAACCGGTCTTTTAACTCCCCTTCTCCCAGACAGATTAGGTGGTTGATCCCCCGCCGGTAATCTTTTACCGTAAAATTAATCTTGCTGTCCTGGCTGTATTCCAGCTCCTCAGACCAGTCTTTTATCAGAACTGCCTGCAGGTGGACGGCTCCGCATTCCCGTCCCGGACCCTGTTTATAAGTGATATTGAGCCGGTAATTGTAATGTGCGAGCAATTTGACCATAGCATCATACAAAGTCACATACCGGTCTACTTTCCAATTTTGCACCGTGATTCCTGTATTGGTTGGCTCCACCACAAAAAGAGGACCAAAACGGTCCCCCAACAGTGTTTCCAGTATTTCATTCAATTCTCCGGATAAGGTCAGATAATCCTGTCCGGTAGGTGGCTCTACCACCTTTTGGGATAATAACCCTCGCCAGGTATATCCCCGCAGGTATGTGGCGGATTCATCTGTGTGTACCTCGCACTCCTCGATCAATCCTCCATATTCCGTGTCCGGCATATAGATCTGGTATCCTTTCCAGATATTTTCCTCCAACGGTACGATCAATTCAAAATCATTGGTATCTCCCACTTCCAGATCCAGTTGCACGTCCCTCAAAAATCCCTGTTCTTCCCCTTCCGGGGTGGCGAGGATAAATCCTTGCGGAAATACGCTGGTCTCGTACACTTCCAGCACCTGGGAGCTGTCGGTATCGGTCAACCCGGAATCATCCTTTGCTGTCACGACAACAGGATAATAGGTTTTCTTCTCCGGCGTTTTTAGTTGTCTTTGTGGCGCCGTCCGCTCCCCGGTGTATAAAGTCCCGCCTTGATGCTCCAAAGACTCTTTTACATTTGCTACTGACGCCTGTACCTCTTTTATTGCCATTCCGGTTCACTCCTTTTTGTGTATAGAGTGATATTCCAGTCAAACTTCCCGGTCCATTCCACCGGATGCCGCCCCGGGATGATCGGTGCAAAAGGATCACTGGATTTTTCGCGATTATGGAAGGCATTGACGATCTGACCGGAATTCATGACTTTTATCACCGTTCCCTTTTCAGTGTCCAGTTCCAGATATTCATCTGCTTCCAGAAGGATATTGACCTGGTACTTATGCCCTCCGATAATAACCAGCGGATTGACCACGGGACCAAAGATCACCATTTTAAAATCTACCTTATCAAAGTGCTCATTAATAAGGTAGTCTCCAGTAAGTCCGTTACTGTAGCGGTAAGGATAACGGTATGCATATTTTTTACTGCTGCCAGCATACGCATCATTAGCCCAAAAATCATAATGAGTTTCTTTGATCCACCATGGTCTATCTGTAACAAAAGTAAGTCCTGCAATGCAAAAAGGAACATCTTTGCACCAGTCTATCTTGTCATTCCCTCTAAA